TCTCCTGGTCAAGGGCAAAGCCGTTGAGTTCCTGCTCACTTAGTATCATACGGATGCGGTGCTCCAACTTTATGGAATCTCCGCTGAACTTGTGTAGCTCATCCTTCAGTACCTTGTATACCTTACAGGTCAGCTTGATGTCTTGCATACAGTACTTCCCCATCTCCTCTGTGTACCCTTGGTAGAAGAGGGCAGGATCAAACTCTACCTTTGGGAAAGAGAGCTTCCTTCCCCATGCTTCAAGGGAATGGCCACCTTCTCTGACTGGGTTGGCAAGTTGGGAGAGGACCAGTGTATCGAGCACCTGCTCTGGTTCAAAGCGTACACCCCAAAGAAGATCAAGTACCCGAAAGTCAAAGTGAATAGCATTATGGCCAATGACTTTATCCGCCTGTGCTGCAATAGTTGTAAAGAGATTTCTTTCTCCCTCTGTAAAAAGTCTAGCAGTCTCTGTTGTGGTGCCATCCTTGTTATCCTCCACCATCACTGTTCCCACGCACCAGATACGTGTGGGGTTAAACCCGTCTGTCTCTATGTCTAGGAATAGGCGTTTCATTTGTCTCTTTCCATGTAACTAATCACTGCTAACATTGCTATGACAATGAATAAGAAAGTACCCAGTGACAGGAGCGAACCTAGTGAAACCTCAAACATCATAGCACCTCGTCAAAGTCCTCTGAGCCTGTCTCTGTATCCGTATCTGTATCAGGATCATCTATCTGTGTCAAGCGCCCTGTGTCACGTTCATAGTGCAGGTGGCAAGCAGGTCCAGTGAGCCCAGAGAAACGGTTCTTCAGTACTCTGATCAGCGTGACGTTACGCAGGTACAGGTCAGAGTCTTGCCCGTTCCTCTCCAAGCCTAGTACCATGTTGGAAAGTTGGCCGATTGCGGCTGTCCCTCTGAGCTCTGACAAACTGGTATGACCCCCCTCCTCGTGTGGCTTACCGCTGGGGCGCTTGGAGTGGCTGACCATGCCTAGCCATATGTCTAGCTCAATGGTCAGGGTCTTGAGCTTGGTGGCGATCTCGTCCAGTGCCTTACGCTCATCGCCTGCGCTCTGGTCACTGACAAGAATGGAGATGTGATCTAGGAAGATATACTTACAGCCGCAGGCGTGGCACATATACTTGATGGTGTCTATGATGGTGTCAATGTTGTTTGACCCAAAGGAATCAAAGAACACGTACCTCCCTGTGCCTAGCGTCTCCTCGAAGGAGTTGTCCCACTCATCCTGCGTATAGTCAGTGGTGGGCAGGTGCAGTGGCTTACCAGCGGAGAGGCTCATCATACCCCTGGCAGCGTCCTCCAGTGGTTCCTCCAGGAAGAGGAGCCCAATGTTATCATCGGTGTGCTGTTGTATGTGGAAGGCAAGCTCTCTGAGTACCTGCGTCTTGCCCATGCCAGAGCCACTGGTCAGTGTCCACATCTCTCCTTTTCGGATGCCATAGGTCAGGTCTTGAAGGCCGTCCCAGGGGAGAGTCAGGCTGTCAGGGGAGGGTTGTTTAAGCAAGCGTTCCAGTAGGTCCTCGCCCCTGATAATGTTGGCAGGGGTATAACGCTCCGCTGCGTACCACCTACGGGTGAAGTCAGCAGAACGATTCTCCATCAGGTAGTCGGAGGGGTCCTTGCCCTCGTCTAGCGTGACCACCTTGCTCTTGTTAGGGAACAGCTTGGATACTTGGTTAGCTGCCAGGATTCCGCTCTCGTCACGGTCAAAGCAGATGACGATCTCTTTGAAGGAGTTGAGAAAGTTGTAGTTGTTCTTGCAATCCTTCAGTGCATTCCCTGCCCCGCCCTTGATGGAGACCACAGGGTATCGTGATCCTAGTAGCTGGTACGTGGAGAGTGCATCTAGCTCACCCTCCACCAACGTCACGGCCCTGGCACTGGAGGAACCGAAAGCCTGTTGACCGAAGAGAACGGTACCTTTGGAACTACCCTCCCACTTGAAGGACTTGGCCCTACCCCTGACCTTGTTGGCCACGTGCTGTCCCTCTGCGTTGTAGTAGGGGTAGTAGTGGCTAAGTTCTACTCCTTCCTGTATGTTCAGCGTGACATTGAATAACTTGCAGGTGTCCCTTGTTATTTTTCTTTTACTAATCTCTGAGAAGGTGCCTTTGTTAAGAGAGACAGAAGAAGAGAACTCCTCTGTACTTTCTTCTGATGTATCCTCTTCTTCTTTATCAGTGACACCTACACCGTACTGCTCTAGCATCTCTTGTAACTCCTTTGTAAGTTCACTATTGCTAAATCTTTTCTTTTCATTCTTACAAGCGTGCGAGAAGCAGTAGCCGTGACCGTCAGGGTATAGCGCAAAGGCGTCTGAACTATTACCGCAAGGACAGTGCAGGTGCGTTGCCACTGCTTCTTCTTGTTCATCTTGTATCATGTTATTTCCTTAAAGTAAAGCTAATAGAAAGATAAAGATGAGGATACCTAAAGGACTAAACAGAAGGTAGAAGAGTTCTAGTAGAGGATGATTAGAAGAATTATTCTCTTTGTTATTCTTCTTACTACTCATCATATCCTCCCTGTAGCATAGCTACTATCATCAAAATTACCCCTTGTCAACCCCGTATATTGTCGCACCTGTGCAGTTGTACCCGTGGTGAACCAGGTAGGTGTAGAACAGTAAGCCCACTTAGCAAAGCCTGCCTTCTCCCCTATGTAGTAGTCCCGGTAGGCCTTGACAGCATCATCTGGTACCTTGTACTGGTCAGGCATACACTGTGGTGGTTGTGTGTACTTGTTTCCATAGTTGGATGACCAATCAGCCATTTTGGTCATAAGACTAGGAGGTGTGCTTAGTATCTCTCGCAGCTTGGCGTCTGTCAGGTGTACCTTGTCGTACCTCTTTGTGTACTCATCGCAGAGAAACTTGAACAGGTGATAGGTCCACTCGTACTGGAGGAGTGATCCTCTGACCCACTTGGTAGAGGGGTGGTTGAGGTGAGCAGTCTTGTACATACCATACTTGTCTGCCCTTTCATCACCATCCAAGGCTCTATGAGCAGTGCACAGCATCTGGGCTGTCTCCAGGATCATCTTGACGCAGTGCTTGTCACAGTGCATCTCTGCCGCTGTGAGCGGGTCAGGATGGAGAAAAAAGATGTTCATTCTGAATCTCCTCTGAGTCATAATCTGTGATGCATGTATACATGATGTCGTTAAGTATTTGTCTAAACTCTTCTTGCGAATACTTGTTAATACTTACATCTTTCATCAGGTCTGTCATTCTAAAGATGTCTGACAGTGATAGGCTTTTCTTAAACATTAGTCAATCCCTTTCTCTTTCCAGAATAATCCTGTCCATTTACCCTTGGCCCACGGTGACAGGCAAGACCAAGTGAAAGACATATCAGGTCTGGCGTGGTACCATTTTTTTATGTCCTCTTGTACAAGGTTCTCAAGAGGTGAGTATATTGTCAGGCTTAACATCATATGTCTAGTGCCATCTGCCTGGGGTCAGGTATGTCTAGCTCCTCGTCGGGTAGCCCTGGCCCCTCGTCTATAAAGTTTAGGAACTTGTTGATGTCCTCTATCTCTATGGCCCTGACAGGGAACTCAACATCTACGATGCTATCCATGTACCCGTACAGGATTTCTGGTACCTCGTCGTGGCTCTGGTAGTTGTACTTCTTGTGCTTGCTCATCAGACTTTTACCTCCTCTATGACCCATGTGTAGTGATCATGTAGCCATTGCTCCTTACCCTTGGATACGGGGCTGACCTGCGTCACAGGTTCAGAGGAGAGAGAAGAGATAGGTTTCTCCACCCACTTGACCCATTGCTGGTCAGAGGCACGGCGCACCCAGTCGGTGCGAGGAGAATGGAAGGGGCGTATGGTGATCATGTGTATGATCCTCCTAGGTAAGGGTTGGTAGTAGTAGTGGGCAGTTTATACACGTGCCTAGGTGGAGGTGTCAAGCTGCCAGTAGTAGGCTTTGGAAAGGTGTGCTGTTCATCCAGGTGTTAACCTTCCGGGACCTGTCAAGCAGTGACTTGGCCGCGTTATCATTGGTG